GAATATGACCAGCGTGTAGAAGGTCAAAAGCAGATGCAGTATACCTACTTCCATTCAGCTGAAGCCATGATTTCCGTCAGACAAGCAACAACGTTAATTTCATGATCAGCCACAAAGGCGTTTTTATACTGGTAGTCCGCAATAATAAGAACGACTTGTGGAATCGATTGTGGTTGAAGGTAGTCAGACATTAGGTCATAAATTTTACGGAAGATAGCCTGAGGCTCTGTATCAATATTGTCTACTACCCACTTACGCATCGACTTAAAGTCTTTGCTTTTCAGGTATCCCATAAGGCTGGTAATATTCTGATCACTTAGGTTAACAAGGATACCAGCATCAATGTTACCACTAACGCTATAACGCTGGCACTCATTAAGGATACGACGAAAGTCAGGAAAATAACGTTGTACAAGTTCGACGACGACTTGCTTTTCATATGCAACACCTTCCGATGCAAGAACATCGGTAACACGTTTAAAGATACCACCAGCAATAACCGGTTTTTCACCGTTAGGAATAGCAAACTCGTATACAGAGCAACGAGAGTGAAGTGGCTCAATGATACGGTTCTTAAAGTTACACGTTAGGATAAACCGGCAGTTGTTGCTGAACTCTTCAATGAACCCGCGAAGGGCAGGTTGAGTCGACTGCGGGTTTAGGTAATCAGCCTCGTCAAGGATAACAACTTTGTATCCACCTTGAAGCGAAACAGTAGAGGCAAACTGTTTAATCTTTGTCCGAAGGGTATCGATATTACCTTCTTCAGATCCGTTGACAATGATCCAGTCTAGGCCTAGTTCATTACATAGTGCTTTGGCAACAGTGGTTTTACCAACACCGGCAGATCCAGAGAACATCATATTGGGCAGCTCACCACCCTTTACGATATCGCTGAACGTTTTCTTAAGGCCTTTTGGTAGCACACAATCATCGACAGTGCGGGGACGATACTTTTCTACCCAGAGGAATTCAGACATTCACATTCTCCATAATTTAAGCATAAGTGTATTATATCAAAAAAGCAGCCAGATGTACACACAACCGGCTGCTTTTATTTTTACTTTTTAATAATTTTCACTGGTTTAGGCTCTACCAGTTCAGGACTGTAAACACACAGAGTAGATTCATCTTGTTCAAATTTCTTAGCGATTTGCTTAGATGCAACGATGCATTGTTCTTGTGTTTTGTAAACATCGTAAGTGGTGTGTTTTATTTCAGTAGTGTAAGTAACAGTGTTAAGTACTACCAATAACCACATAACGAATTTCCTTTTCTATTTAGATATATGGCGGTTTGTATGGGAATCGAACCCATCCCACTGGCGTGACAGGCCAGTATTCTAACCAATAAACTAACAAACCAAAATGGCTCCCAGAGACGGGCTCGAACCGCCGACCCAATGATTAACAGTCATTTGCTCTACCAACTGAGCTATCTGGGAACGTTTGAGCAGTTTACCACATGCTCAGGTAGCGCACTAGCTGCCGCTCATACACATAGGGCAGTAGTGTTTGCGATCTTCGTGCTCGAATCCATATGCTATTATAGCACTACATCCGTCACAGAGCAATGCTCCTCGGCCACTATTAAACTTGACTTGTGCAACTTTATACTTACGCATAATAATCTACTACCATTACATTTTCTGTTTGTGGATATTGGCGGAAGCGGTGAGATTCGAACTCACGGAGGACTTTCACCCTCGTCGGTTTTCAAGACCGGTGCATTAAACCACTCTGCCACGCTTCCATTATTTCCCTGCGATCCGACCATGAACATTGCCAAAGACATCACCTTTAACATCACCTTCGACATTGCCTATGACAGTACCATAGACATCACCATGGACATTACCATAGACATTTTTGATACAGATAGACCCGTCTGGGTACTCGCGAAATGTAATAAGCTCTGCGAGTTGATCTAGCTGGCTTTGAGTTAGATTAGTTTTCATTTTCACGCTTCCATTATTTCAGTTTCTAACCCACATACCAGTCATCGCTCTTCATCCTAAAAATGGTGCCCCCACACGGACTCGAACCGCGGACCTACTGATTACAAATCAGTTGCTCTACCAACTGAGCTATAGGGGCATTATTCTGGAGCGGGTGATCAGATTCGAACTGACGACAACTTCGTTGGCAACGAAGAGCTCTACCACTGAGCTACACCCGCGTTATTGAATTATTATGTATACCATTATACCACAAACAAAACAGCATGTACACACTTTTTTATAAAAATTTGTACCATCCAGTAGCAATATATTTTACCTGAGACTGAGAAGGAATTCCCCTATGGGTATGTGTCCAGTCTACAGGCCAGATTAGCGTCAAGCCCTTTTTAGGAGTAACAACTAAGTCTTGGTATTTAAACTCAGTACCGCCTTCATCAGTGATATCGTTTAGATATGTCATAAAGACAAGATGTCGTTTAGAGTTTTCGTTGCAGTTTCTTTCGAAATGGAAGTCCAGGTATCCTCCACCCAATGGATATTTTTGAAGGTTGATTTCCTCTATACCATAAGCTGGAACATAGTCTGACTCAGGGTATTTCGATTTATATGCGTCTAATACCTTTTGAAGTTCTACAACATATCTATCAGCCACTTCAAACCCTGGCGCCAAACCGATGTCGATTGAATTCTTCACCGATTTGTTGACCTGTGAACCAGACTCATAAACAACTCTTCCTGGTTCTTGGAACTGTTCTGACTCTTCAAAGAACTTGATAAGGTCATCACAGATGGTGCTATCTTCTAGGTACCACGCACCTATAAAAGAATTGTTGGTACCTAGAAATACTTCCTTCATTCCAAGCCTATTCCGGTCCTGTTTAGAACCACCAAAGGTTTTGTTGTACTCGACCAGTCATAATCATCACCGCTATAATCAATCTTGGTTTGACGACGGACCACTTTATTCCCATCCATGTGATAGGTGGTTACTTCAGCGTACACAACCGTGTCCGACTGAAGTAATTTTGTAAGAGCATCAAAATCCATCACGTAAAGATCTCTTCATAGAGGTTTTCAAGCTCTTCATGCTCAGCTTGCATCTGCGCAAATGTCTGCTTATGATAGACTGTTGCAATCTTCGAAATATAAGGCTTTTTAATACCAAGTTCATCAGCAAGGGTGGAGATCAAGTCTTTTTGAAAATCCTTTTCAGCATCTACTCGAGTCATCGAATTCGATAGTTCTTTGATACCGTTAATGAGCTTGTTCTTATCTTCAGGGTTTGAGATCATCATAAAAATCCTATTCATTTCATTTCGAAGTTTGATTTGCTTAGCTGTAAGCTTGCGTTCCATAATATAGTTACCTCTTAGAACTTATAAGTTCCTGTCAGTGAGAATGCACGACCATCTTGGCCATACCCGAATGGACGTTCATACTTTACATCCGTGATATTATCTACTCGTGCAGAAACTCTCACGTTGCCAAAGTCACGGTTGGCGCCGATGTTAAACGTTCGCGTCGCATCAACATCAATAGCATTTGGCCAGTTATAGTCAGTATGTGCACCGAAATAGTTCATAGTACCATACACATTGGTTTCGCCAACATCAGTCGATACCTTAATGGTATGCATCCATTCAGGACGACGTAGACGTTGCTCACCATCTGCATCGTACGATTCGTTATAACCGATGACGTTATTGATAGTCAGCATACCAAGGGTGTGGTTAGTTACAAGTTCAGCACCATAGCTTTCTTCTTCACCATCACTATTGATGTAAGTTCCGTTGACATAATCAGCATTGATCGTATTATTGGTCATGATACGATACGCCGAGATATCAAACATGTCATTGCCATATCCAATTTCGACCGATTTCGAAGTTTCTGGATTCAGGTTAGGATTACCAGATACCCATGCGCCTTGTCCATGCATTTCATATAGAGATGGCAAACGATAGCCGTCGGAATATGAAGCACGGAAACCATAGGCACCAATACCAATGCGAGTACTGTCATGCGTACCGAAATCATCAGAATCATCCAAGCGAACTGATCCAGTCACTAAGACGTCTTGATTGATCGAATACGACAATGTACCATACACCCCACGCTCAAGACGAGTGGCATTCAGCTTATCGCCATACGCACTAACGAATTTGCCTTCACTATCTTTGATTTCACCACCAAAGGTCAAATCAAGAGGAGGGAAAACATTCAGCGTATGTTCAGCCTGAGCTGTGTTAACGACAGAATCATATTCAGCAGTACGTAAACCGGCTGGAGCCCACTGAGATGCAGCATATGGTTCAGTGTACTGACGATCGTGAATGGCACGGTTCAGAACAATTCGTGTATTGTCGCTTGTCAGCGAAGTCTGAAGGTTCTGAAAAGTTACATCACCAGTATATTCTTCTTCACCAGTAGAACCATCATACGAGATATCGTTTTTATTCTGAATGATACCTGTAAAGAAAACAAAACCGTTATCCAGTTCAGTCTCTTGGCTCAATGCGAATCCGGTCGACTCAAATGGATCGTCTTCTGTTCCTGCTACAAGAGCAGATGGACCATCACGTGATTCTTTTTCTAGCTCAAGGTTTACAATAGTACGATCACCCACCACTTCACCAATCGTCAAATTGGTAATGTTTAGACCATTGGATCCAAACGTTTGTGAAATGGAGCTCCCAAGAGTAGGAGTAGAGTTAAGGTTGATATTACCGCCAATCGCACCAGATCCGTACATGACAGATTGTGGACCACGCATAACTTCAATTGAACCAATGCCAACCAAAGAATGAATACCCAAATCAATAGCACTGTTCGGAGTAGACGAATCAACGATCGATACACCGTTCAAAGATAGCCCGGTTTGATCCGAATCAGTACCACGAGTAAACACACTAGTGATCTGTCCACGAGCACCACTACGAACAACGTTAAGGCCAGCAGCACCTTGAGTTGCCTCGTAAATGTCTGACGTTGACGATCCGCTTAGATCAATAGTATTAATTGAAATGGTGTCACGTGTAGCCTCAGAAATAGTACGTGTACCATATACGATAATCGTTTCTAATTCATTAACCGCCTCTTGTGATGAGGCTGGGGCAGCTGCCGAAGCAGCTGCCGCCATCACTAGCGGTAAAGCTAGTTTATTCTTCATTGGCGCTATCCGCCTCCGACTTGGTCGGCAAGTTTTCTTTAATGAATCCTGCGACCTTATCACGGATATCACCAACCGTTGAAAGTTCTGCACCTTTGAACGCTCCACGCTCAGAAGCCAAATCAATAATTCGCAACACCAATGCCATATCCTGAATCGACAGACCGGTTGCTACCACGTTATCTTCACTCATAATTATCCTCCAAAGTTAGAACTTTTTTCAAGGGCAACGAAATACTCGAGTGTAGAGTCTTCGTTACTAAATTTAGAAACCAATTTACTAGAGATTTCAACTGTATATGCACTAGGCATAAATTTAAAGTTTGCGATGTCAAACACCACCTTAAACGACTCATCAGATCGTTGCACGTTATCTAGCTCAAGCTCATAAGAGTTTGCGGTAGAGTCACGATGATCTGTGACACGAATTACTGCACCAGGTTGACCTGCTTCACCAACAATAACGGCGTCAGAAACGCCAAGAGCCGAAGACGCACGACGAATAGAAGCCATGTCATCTAGAGACAACTTGAACGAAACATCAACCGATGGAAGTTGGAGATCTTTTGCAGGACTGGTAAGGATAGAAGGATCCGAAAAGAAGTACTTTACAGAGCTCTTACCCTCTTTGATTGTAGCGCATGTGTTATCACCCGAGATAACGATATCCGGATCTTTAAACATAGAATATGCGCTAAGGAACTCGTTAAGGTCGTAGATACCAAACCCAGTCTCAAAGGACTCTTGGACTTTGGCTTTAGCAAGGATGTTCTTTGCCTCGCTAATCGTACGAATTGTATCACCATTCTGAATTACAATATTGGAGTTGATTGCAGAAAAGTTCTTCAATACCCCAACGGTTTCATTACTAAGTTTCATCATTCATTCTCACATTGTTTGGATTATATATCACATTATACCACATTATTTATCCGACGTACACTTGTTTTTTAGGTCAAACTCAACTAAAAACATAAGTGAACACACCGCATGGGCAAGGTGGTTAATGCCAGTTTCGGGATCGAACTTCTCACCTTGCATATACGCAGAGATATGTCGTAAAGCCGCAGCCTGATAACGAATATCTTCTACGTGCTCCCAATTAAACCGATCATACTTATTTGCGCCATAGGTAAGTACCTTAACAACTTCGTCTAGTGCCCCAAACGGCACTAGACTATAGTCTGGCTTATGATGATCGTGTTTAATTCCAACCTCTTTAGAAAGTTTTGGCACTGACATTCAAAGCTCCTTCAAGAATGTCTCCGAGAGTTTCGGTTGGATCGTTAGAAGCACCGATACTCGCATCGACTTTAGTATATAAATCAAGGAAAGCTTCCTTGGTATCGTTATCGAACCGAGAAATACACAGCTCAATAGCCTTCATCTTATCGCCAAAGATGGCTAAAGATTGAACGATGTGGCACAGTCGACGAGTAGAGATAACTTCATCGACACCATCGTCTTCGTAGGTTTTACGAATCGTTTCAGACCATGCAATCAAATGCTCTGCAAAGTCTTTATCCATGCAACCGTATTTCTCCATATGCTTGATAAGGATCTTACGCTCAACTGAAAGCGATGGATATGGTTGTTCAACAGTGATTGTGAAACGCTCAAGGAAAGCTTCATCAATGATGGTCGCAGCAATAAAACGTCCGTCTTCAGAACCTTTACCCTTTGTGTTAGCCGTAGCGAGGATGTTGAAACCTTCTTTAGGTTTAACGACCTCACCTGTTTTCTTAATCACAATAGGTTTACCTTCGAGAATACCCTGAAGGCACATAAGCTTGTTTGAACCACGGTCGATTTCATCAATCAACAGAATTGCACCAGCTTCCATGGCTTTAATGACAGGACCTTTAGCGAAAACGGTTTCACCATTGATGAGACGGAAGCCACCGATCAGATCGTCTTCATCAGTCTCGGGGGTGACCTGTACGCGAACATACTCACGGTTAAGTTGAGCACATGCCTGTTCAACCATGAAGGTCTTACCGTTACCAGACAGACCTGTGATGTATGTAGGATAAAAAACACGAGACTGAATGATAGCCTTGATGTCTTTGAAGTTACCCCACTGAACGTACGTTTCGTCTTTTGAGGGAACATATACCTCATCGTTAACAACTGATTGTACAGAAGAAGACACAGTTTTTTGTTCCTCTTTGGTAAAGCGGAAGGGAACAATCGCGGCTTCTAGGTTATAGAC